GTACATACTCACCGCCTGATGTGCCTACAGTCAAAACTCTTGTTGCTGACAGATAACGAATAGCGTTTACTTGGTTAGACGCAATGGTATAAATTAACCCATCATTATCACCTGTTCCAACAGTGACGTTTTGATAATCGCCGTTTTTACTAAACCAAAGCGTTTGCGGATTATTATTTGTATTTCCAAAAACTAATCTTTGCTCGAAGAACGATATGACACTAGGTCTATTGTTTGCACCTTTAAGAGATTGAGTTGGTTGCGTAACTTTTTTTGCTGTGCCGCCTGATGAATAGGCAGTAAATCCAGAAGTGTCTATGTCAGTGCCAGCTTCATTTTGTAATGTAAACGTATTCGTTGTCACATTAGCCACATAATAGTTCGCATCATTCAGTTCTATCATGCCAGCGATGCTTTCTATCTTAACCGCATCACCGTTAGCAAACCCATGAGAGTTGCTTGTTAAAACGCCTGGATTGGCTTGCGTGACCGCCGATAAATTTTTCGCTGTTTCTAGACCGCCTTCGATAATTAAATTGTTAAATGTCCAAACGTTATGATCTGTTCTTGTTAAGCTACGAATATCATACGAAGGATGTACGATGTACATTGTATCAGCCGATTGAACAAATCGTAAATCAAACAAATCAGCTTCTGCATAGGGCGTAGCTGTCTCAAATATTTGTGTTGCTGTGCCACCTGATGTGTATGTCGTCAGGTTTGTCGTATCCATTGCGTTGCCAAACAAATCTACCAAAGTAAAAGTGTTTGTTGATGTATTTGCCACGCGATAATTACGGCCATTTAGTTCTGTCATGCCGCCAATACTATCAACAAATATTTCATCACCATTGCTAAATCCGTGACTATTGCTCGTAAGCACACCAGGATTAGCTTTTGTAATAGCTGTGATTGTTTTTGCAGAACTATTAAGTATTTGAAGATCGTTGCGAAATACTCGCATGATCTGATTTCCAAACTCTAAAATATATGTATCTGAAGTTTTAAATTGAAACGGTATCAATCTTGTTTTTACAGAACTACTTTTTACTTCACCTAAATATTCTGTGCCTGGACGTCTAGTTACACCGCCATGAGGCATAACAACCATGTTTGTAAGTTCAGAGAGCCCTTCACGATACTTCTCAATATTAGTACGGCCTTCAAGCTTTGGGCTAATCTCACCTGCTGTAAAAGAACTAAACGCTGGTGCGGAACGTGCCATTAGAACCTGCTTTCAATAAAGTCGCTTGCCTCTAGGCGTTGCGTTGCGCCCTCTGTTGCATCGTTAAATCGAGCTTCAGTCATTTTACTTTCGTACAATGCATTCTGTATTTGCACCATACTCGTTGATCCAGTTATTGCATAACATATCTCGGCGCCAAGCTTTGCCGCCAAAGCCTCTACTAAACTTGCGTCATATTGCTGTGGATCTGTCACACGCCCAACATACTTAATCTGGGCTGTACCTTCATCTGTTAATAATTTTCTACCCTCAACAACAAACACTGGGCCACCAGTGTTGTTTGTAATATTGTCTTGTGGATATGCCAGCGTACCATTGCTAAACTCTAAAACGCGCAAACAAAATGGATCTGTTGGTAAGGCATATTGAAACGCATACCCAAACGCTGGAGTGTCTGACTCTTGAGCTAACGCCGCTCTTCTAATTAAACAATTCCAAGGATGTGCGCGAAAAACCGAATCTCTTACTGCTTCGTATCTTTGATTAACAATTCTTGCAGCTTTACTGTTTTCATCAAGTGCAGAAATATTAGAAGCACCAAGATTGTTTAATGCAAAGTTTGCAATATCAACTGTACTTGTCATTTTAACCTATCCTGTAAAAGAAGGGGCGGCGAACCGCCCCAACCTATTAGTCTACGACATATTTGATGGTTACTTCAATAGTACCAGTACCAGCAGCACCACCCATTGTAACAGTAACCGTAACGCCGTCTTCATTAGCGTCTAGTTCTGTGCCAGAGCCTAGAGCCAGCGTTGCGAGGATGTCTACCTTTTGAGCGCCTGTTGATGCAGCAGCCGCTTTATATGCAGCAGCAGCAGCAGAAACCGCTGTACCGTCTGCATTGACATAAGCTGCATGACCTACAGACAAGGTTGTTGAACCGCCCAACGCATCATGTGCGAGTGAGCCTTCAAGCAATCTTGCGCCATCTGGTAAAATAAACATCTCAATAACATCACCAGATGCTAAAGAAGATGCTTCGTAAACGCCATGAGCAACACGGATACGTCCACTTAGCTCATTAGCTTTGTTCATAACAACAGGATCTGCCCGGTTGTTAGTTCGCTGTGTTGAATAAACAGTAGCCATAAGTCAATCTCCTTATTCGTTACACGCAATTTCTACTACTTTTTCCTCTTCCATGCGAGTTGCCCCGATGGTTTGGCAGTAATAGACTTGCGTTGAGTATGACTTGTCAGCACGTTCATCAATACGTGCGGCTGGCTCTTTACCAACAGCAAGCTTGATACCGTCTGATGCAAACGCAATGACCTGACGGTCAGAGTTTGAATCTGTGTTTAGACGGTTGCTCACATGAAATTGAAACCCTACAAAAGAGTTTATCTCACCTTGAGCTAAGGCCTTGACAGTGTTGAAGTCGCTTGAAGTCACAGTTGTGTTGTTTAACAAATCAGAAATCTGTTTTGGTGAAACAACGATATGACGAGGAATAGATGGATCAACACTTGCTGCATCTAATAACTCTTTAGCAGATACTAGTTTAGCAATAGTCAAGCCAGCAGAACCATGAGCAATTTTTTGCCCAGCAGGTAACGCTGTTGATGTTGAACCGTCTTTACCTGTCTTTGCTGTGCCTAGAGCAGCAGTAATGATAACATCATCCATTGCTCTACCCATAGCAGCAGCGGCTGCACGGCTATATGTTGATGTCGGGTCTACAAGTAAACGTACCTTATCGCTATCATCAATTAGATCAGCATACTCATAGTCTGACATTGTCACCATTCGTCTTGTATGTGGTGTTTCGACTAATGGTGTATCGGCGTGTCTGCTTGTACGCAGAACAGCCGCAGCTTGACCAACTTGGTCAAAGAAAGCTTTTTCGCCATTCACGCTTTCTGTATCTACCGCATCACGCAGCAGAGAACCCATTTGCTGTGATAGCATTTGGACGTTTGCAGAAAACTGATTGACAAAAGCTGTAGTAATTTGGGTAGACATCTTGTCTCTCCTACTTCTGTTTCAATTTAAGGTTGCTGCGCTTGGTTGTCTCTTGCGAGGCCTTGCTGCTACTTAGGGTAGCTACTCCGCTTGTCTACAAGCTTACTAGTGGGCCTTGCGGTTATCCACTATGCATACTCTCGGAGCCGTAACACTTCTTGTATGTATGTGTCATGCTCTGGGTGCATCTTATCCCAATAAGGGCCGTCTCGTCTAGTCATCTCTGTAATTTGACGAGAAGCTTCTTCTGGGGTCATAATTAATTCAGTTGTTTCACCTGCCAAATTATCCTCTCCGATCTGTGTAGCAAGCTCAGAAAACATCTTAACAATTGCTGGGTGATCGCCTAACATACGTCCATCTGATAACTGAATTTCATCAAACATCTCTGTGCCGCCTAATAAATTCTTAGCAGCCAAGTGTGCCATTTCTAAACGCTGCTCAAAAGCTTGACCAAACTCTTGACGCAATTCCTGTTCTGCTTCATAGACCGCTTTTTCTGCACCTTGATCAATACTTTCTTGCGCTCCATCTACAACACCTGACAAAAACTCTGACATCTTATGTGCCTGAGCATTGCTAAGACCTGCATCAAACAAAGCATTTTTAAATTTACTTAGCTCATTTTCACTCATAACTTCGTTCTGAAACTGTAGATCATAACCATCTGCACTAGTTGGAGAGCCTAGCTTTGTATACAATTCACGCCATTCATCAGGCGTTGCAGACTTTCCTGGTATCGCAATCTTGTCAGCGCCAATCATGCGCTGTGCATTAACATAGCTTTTAGCTAGTGCGCCTGGATCTGTAAAAGTTCGCAAGCTTGGTTCATTTCGTAACTCTTCTGGTAAACTTTCTAAAAAACTAACTGGTGCAGCTTGTGCCGCAACAGCCTCTGGTGCTGCTTCTGGAGATCCTGTATCTTGGATTGCCTCTTCGCTCATCTGGATTCCTTCCCTTCGGCCAGCATTCGGACAATTAGCAACACAGTTGCACGCTGACCTTCATTAAAAGATGTTTCATGTGGGTTGCCCGAAAATGTCGTTGTCTCATAACCAAACCTTGATTTGAGATCTTTTAATACTTTTTCACCGTCATCTGTATTAAACGTGCGGCGATAAGATAATTTTAGTTCTTCTAATTGCTTCACTGCTCTAAACCACCTACTGCCTTGACTAAAGGCGCAACTTGATTAGCTTGCTCTGCTTGCATCATTTGTTCTTGCATAGCAGCTTGTTGTTCAGCAGCTTGCGCTTGCTGTTTACGCATTTTAGCTACTTCTTCATCACTTCTAATAACACGCGCAGGTATGCCAGTTACCTCAACTAAATACTGCACAAGCTTATCACTATCTAAATAATCCATGACAGGCGCTATTTCAGCAACCTGCATCATAACCTCAAAGCCTCGAAGCATAGACTGTAAATCTGTTAGCCTCTGTGCTTTTGCCAATGGTGACACATACTCAATGTCAATGTCTTGACCTTGTAGTTGCTCAGGAGCGGCAGGGAGGAGACCGTTCCTGAGCAGCAACGCAAAAGACCGCGAAATCAAAGGCTGCAACAGTTCCGATTGCAACCTGCCCAAGACAGGTCCGAGGAGCCTCATTTTTTCTTCATTGCGCTGCAACACCTCAGTCGCGGTCATGGCTGGGCCTTGTGACATAAGCAACTGATCAACATAGAATGCCTGACGTATTGCATTACGCCGCTGCTCTTCCATGTTTAAACCTAATGGATTGTTCGCGCCGATCTGCAACGGCTCCAGTCTATCTCTTGTACCTGTACGATAAAAATTTAATGCGCCCGGTGTTGTTCTGACTGGCAATACAAAACCATCGTCAGGAACCATTAGCGGTGGGTCAATCTGTTTTTGCGCCGCACGTATTGTTGTCTCAGACATTTTGTTAACCATCTTAACATCTGGCAACGCATTCATAGCTGGAGAACGTCCGTAAGTGCTTACACTGTCCTTAACAAATCTTGGAACCATAAATGGGAAATCATCAAAGCCCCCCTCGGATATAAGATACCTCGAATCAAGATGATAGTAAACCGAAGCAACAGGCTTATTCTTTGCAACCTTACCCTTTGTTTCACCTCTAGGATACACAACATGCACTAAATCATGCTCTTTATGTGGGTCGTTTTTTAAATCCTTAACCATTTGAGTTGGTAAGTTTTCTTCACCAAAACGCTGTGCAGCAGCACGAGCCGTTATTTTAAATTTACGATATACCGTATCGACTTTACTGTTTGCATCTTCTGCAACTGTTACTTCTGCAATGTGCCTAGTTGAAAACCGCAACCCTTCCCTGTCACCCTCCACATAGAAAGCAGCAGTTCCGAATACAACTAAATCATAGTATAGCTCATGAATCTCTTGCTGAAAGTTAGACCTATTAAACGCTTGATACATTTGATCCATGCAAAGCTCTAACCACTCATTAGCCATATCATCATTTTGCAATGATGGGTCACGGTAGCGCATAGAAAACCAAGGAGTACTAGGGGAAGTAAGCATACCATGCAAAGAAGAAGAAAGTAATTCTACAGCGTGAACAGCCGTGCCATCATATATAAGCTCAGTGCGTTTATCACCTTGGGTTCTTTTTTTTGTAATATCAGCTTTTCGCGGCAGCATAAAATCCGCAAGCTCTTGCCAATGCTTCTCCCAGTTAGACCGCTGCGACTGCAACGTCTTAAATCTACGATCTAATTGAGCAACTAACGGATTTATTTCTACCATTACATCATTCCAATACTATTCATTAAAGAAGGCTTTTTTTTCTTTTTATCTTTTCCCTCAGCCAAACCACCTTGCATACGTCCAGCCATCTTTTGATTAAGACGCTCTAATGGATCAACACTTGCCGCGATTTTTCGTTTTGCTGGCTGTGATGACATAGCACCCATTTTGCCAGCTTGATTTCTATACATCATGTAATTAATCCACCGCCCATTAATGACCTACGTCTTCGCGTGGGTGCAGAAGATAACAAACCTTGTGAAGCTGTTTGTATTGTCGATTGACGGCCTTTTCTTTTACGCATAGAATCCATAACATCTTCTTCCGCACTACCCAGAACGTCACTATCCATATCCATTTCAGGTGGTGCTGCTGGCGTAGACGTTACAATAGCAGGTATAGCAGGTGTTGTTGGATCTGTAGGTGGCCGGCGTCGCCTTCTTTCATTTCTTGCTTCTGCGGCGTCTTCAGCAGCTTGTTTCGCATCGTCAGTCCGTCTTCTATAATCAGCAAGCGCTTCATCAGATAAACCTTCAGTATTTCCCAAACTTATAGATAAATCAGTTAATATATTTTTAGTAACACGCCCAGCACCTGTTTTAGGTGGATCACCTTTCTCACTAGCAGCGACTGTAGGCGCTGTTATATTCTGTAAACCCTTTTTTAGTTTTTCAAAAAAAGTTGCCATATTTTACCTCATGCCGCAAAAGGATTATAATCCATAACCGCTTGCCGTTGTGGAGCCTTAAAACTCGGCCCCGTTTCTCTCAACCCTACAGCAAAATACCGAAACGCATCCGCCGCATGGCTACTCCAATCATGAACAGGGTTCGCACGAAACGAACGTGTCCTATCATTATATGACCTATGATACTGCCGCAAACACTCTAAACCCTGCTTGCACTTCTCACGATCAAACCAAAGCCGGGGTATCAACATCTGTGCCGCATGTATCCCATCCTCTATAGGAAGCTTAGGAACCACCCGAAAGTTTAATCCTAGGTCCCAGGCTACTTCCCTTCGGCTCTTGCCACTACCCAACTCTCTTACCTCTATATCATGAGGTGCATTGTGAGATCCATACAAATAATTCTTTTGATTTAAAATTTGACAGTAATGCGGCAAACCCTGATTTCTATTTTCATAATAATCTATAACATGCACAGCCCTGCCAACCGACTGGGTATACCATATTGATGTTGAGTCACCAATTCCGAGATCCCACCAGGTATCTACTTTGTGCGCCGGGTCATAAGGTACATTCGTTACTCTTCCCTCAGTCGTAGCCGTTTCTAACTCCTTGCCATAAATAGCACCTGGCACATTAGCATTCCAAGAACACTCAAACTCCTGCATATACTGATCATGGGTCATCATACCCCTAGCAGCATCTAACTCTTCCCTATCCAACAACCCTGTCTCAGAAGCCTTATACACCGCACTCAACCAATCTTCATCAGATGACGCCTGTTCATAATAATCATAGAAAGCATTGTGACCTTTCGGCGTACCCACAAAGATACAAAACCCCTTACGATCAGACAGCGCCGGCCTTAACACCTCAGGAAATACATTCTCAGGCATGTCAGCAACCTCGTCCATAACACAACCATCTAAATATATACCACGTAAACTATCAGGGTTTTCTGCACCGAGTAAGCTTATCCGAGCCCCTGTAGGTAAATCACACCTAAGCTCTGTCTCATGGAACTTCACATTCGGGATACCACCAGCAAAATGTTTTATATAATCCCAAGCTACATTCTTCGCCTGGCGATAGGTGGGCGCCATATAAGCATACCGAGGGGTAGTCTTACCAGAAACTAATGCATCCCTTAATAAATGATTAATAGCCCATACAGTCTTGCCAAACCTGCGATGACATACAACAACACCCCAACGCTTTACCTGCATCTCATTATGCAAAGACATCTGTAACGGCCTAGGCTCATACGGTATCTCGATATGCGTCACTGCTTCGTCACCTCTTTTTGATCTTCATAGATCAATATGCCATTTAACTCCAGTATAGCCTCATACAAGTCTAAAAGCAATACAGCACACTCCAACTGCTTAGACGCACTAGCGCTATCTACAACGCCCCTACGTAGCTCTGTTAAGTGACCAAGCATTGCATGCTGGTCAGGAGTTAAGTCAATGTGCATGAGGCTCCCTGCTTCGCAGGTATTATACGTGTATAGAAACGGCGGCAAAAATGTTGGGGGGTGGGGGGGTGGTATGCACAAAATGCATAGCAAATCCTATTACGCATAATAAACATTATGTTAACTATGCAATATTGTTTAATCATTACAACGACTTAGCATTTGTAGGAGCTATGCAGTTTTTGCAAACCACAAGATGTAGTGGTTGCCACCTGCAAGATCTACCTGTTTGTCTGTACATATTCAAATATATGAATGTACGAATTTCACGCGCGTAGATCGGACGCTCAGGATGTCTCTTACACACACATCCCACCATACCTAGTGCTTGACCACAACGTCTTGTTCTTCCTCATCCAGCGCGTTGACTGCCACATCTCCACCCTGCCAACTGATAGTAAACTGCTGCGCTTGTGGCTGGTCTTCTTTCTTGTCACGTATACCGAACGGCTGGTTCCTAGCTGTAGTCCACTTCAGCGTATCTATCTCTAGTCTACGTCTATTAACCTCTGCATTGAGATGCCTGACATCACCATCTTCTGGTAAGGGCTCCATTGCTAGCTTGTTTATTCTATCGCTGTAGAACTCTGCCTGTAGTATGCGTCCACGCCTGTACAACTCAAACATGTCATCATCTCCAGCGACTGCTCTTGTTACTGCTCTGTATGTAGGCATGTTGTTATCGCTTGTAATATCTACAAGTGTTTCGCCTTGAGCTAATCGATCTACGATTTTCTCCATTATTTGTAGATTAACTGTTCTGCTTTTGCCCATGTGTCTTCCTTTAAAAAAATGCCCTCGCCGTTGCAGTGCGTGACCTAACCAGGCAAGGGCTAGTTAAACCAGATAAGCTGAGAACTAAAGCCCATCAGGAGAAGTATAGCAAAACTTTACGGCAGTAAAAAAAAATATACTTCTAGTTTGTTATAACTTGATACCATGTACTTTGTCTAGCCAGATCTCTAGCTGATGTATAATCTCTACTTGCTCCATTGGACTAGCTACTGCAATACTTTTAGAAACTTCTAAAAATTTATCTACAGACATCATAGGTCTTATCTTGCTACTGACTTTCTGTATTCTCCAAGACAAAGGATCTTCTTGCCTACGTTTCTTACCCATCTTGTACGCTGGTGACATCCGAGTCAGCGTCTCCTGTAAGATCTTGTAGTTATTACTAGTTATATAGTTATTGTTAGTTTCTTTACAGTAACTACTGTAGTTACTGGTAGTAGTAACTTGTAAGTTATTATCTCGCCCTGGTGGGCTCGCGTTAGCGTACTTCTTCAGTGGCATTTGTCAATCCCCTAATTAACCAGTGCATTCACCGTCATCTGCTTGGCATAGGTATGCTTTATCATCGAATATCCAATCGCCTTGTCGAGCAACGTAATCGCCTAATTCTTTGTAACTCCTTGCCTTGTGAAAAGTGCCTTTTGCTTTAGATTCCATATCCTTCCACCACTGCATTCGATTAGGGTGTTCTCGAAACATCATAGCAAGTGTTGCCTCTGATTTAAGAAAGCAACCATCACAATTACCTTTTGGTGTTACACCGTTAGGTCCGTATAATCTTAAATCAAATGGCTGACTATGCCAGAACGCCATGACAGTTTGTTTTGTTTCGTTAGCTTCTGCCATTGGATACCAATACGTCCATCTTTCTTTACTTGGCTTTGTATTTAAACGCCTAGATTCATCTGCTCGTATTCCTATGCAAGATGACCAATTTTTCCATTTATTTGCCACAAGAAATCTTTTAATTGTTCTAACTTTTAATTCTGCTGTACAAAATCTAGCAACTACGTTTGGCAAATAAGGCCTATACAACATTTTCTCAAAAGGCTCACCGTTTCTTGCAGCGCTATTGTGATTGACTTCTTTAAAAGCAACTTTGTTGTTTTGCCTGTCATACTCTAGCCAATCAATATGCACACTCCAACGCTCGCTGCATTCTTGCACAAAGTCTAAAGTCTCTGGCATTTCTCGCCCAGTGTTAGCAAATACTACCTTGCACCGTTCTGGCAAATCTCCATTTACTTCTAATATTTTATATAACATGTAACCTGACGTTCTACCGCCACTAAAACTTATTGATACATTGCCATCAGGTAACTGGTAAGGATTATTCATCACTATCATCCACTACAAAACCTAGACCTTCACACTCCAGACACGTTGCTACTATCTCAACAAGTGAGCCGCCATTGACATAATCAATGACAGCTTTCTCGCCGATTACCTGACCGCTTGTATCGCAGTCAGGACAACGCTTTGCAGGTTCATAGAACCTTTGTCCGTCTGGGCTGTAAAACACAAAGTTTGCTTCACTGCCTTTTATTTCTAAGCCACCGTATCTCATGCAGATCTCCACTTAATACATTTTTTACCCCAAGGTGTCTCGCCACGCTCGCCGCTATCAACTATTTTATTATCGTTTTTTAGCTCTGATAACCTTGGACGTACTGTAACTTCTGGTAAGTTTAACACCTCTGCTATTTCATGCGATGACATAGACAACGGCATCTTTTGCAACAACTGCAACACACGATCACGCGCTGTTAGTTTGCCTGGGTAGTTACTCCGTGCTGCCGCCCGGCTAGTATCTGTTTTTTGGTATCCAATACCGTCTTGTGTGTATGGCATATTAGTTCTCCTTCCAGCCAATCCATTCTAAGAATGCTTCATATGTTTCTATAGGTAGCACAACTAACGTGCGCCCCCGGTCTTTACGGATAAACAGCATGTCGCTGCCATCTTGATCTAGGGCGTCATACAAATCTTGATACGCCCTAGCTCTTCTCTTACATTCTGCAAGCAACGCTTTCTCTGGTCCTATTATTAAGTCACCTGCAAACGAACCCTTGACACTTCCTGACAAGGGTATGCGTTCTGCCTCTACATTTTTTTCTCGATGCCAGTTTACTATCTCACGTTCAAACGCTGCACCCTTATCTCTGCTCGCCTTGCCACCCATAGATCACCTATAAAAATCGTTAGGTGTTACAGCGCCCATCGTAGTTTCTTGTATAATTAACATATACTTAGCTGATGGTATCTTGTAGTCTTTATGATCTTTATCTAAGCACCAACGCCGCACGACAGTGCCATGCTTGGCATCTAATCTCTGCGCTAGCTGAGGGTAACTATAACCCTTTTCTTTGCGCCATTGTTCAAGTTTCATAAAATTTCTCCTTGCAAAAATTTATTGATAGCATATGTTCATGACACAATATGTCAAGGGTATAGATATGGGATTGAAAAAAACAGGATGGGCCGACAGGTTCAATTATAAGCATCACAGTAATCCATCAACGCCAGATGCATGGACGTTTTTTGATAAAGCGTACCTACGTGTGCAACACAACAAGGCGTGGAAGATATTGACTGGTGAGGCTCAGGGTGATGAACAAGAAGCGAGACAAATACTACGCGACTCTGGGCATTACAAAGATTGTTTAGGGCTATCGCAGTATAAAGATAATCCAAACATGGTGTCTGGACGCGCTGCACAAGTGTATGCTGATCGGTTACTAGTCGATGATGCGTCACCGAATGAAGCTATGGGCGATGCAATAAATTTATTACAGGGTTACCAAGGCGGTCATTGGCGTGATGCAGACAAAGATAATCTTATCATCGCACACCGTGAGCGCATCTACTATGATGCTGAGGGTAAGCGTAGCAAGAAAGGTGACCTTGTGCAGTCAGAGTTTTCTCTGGTGTGTGAGAACGCAGTGCAGGGAATCAGAGAGGCTATGCAAGGTGCTAACAGAATTATTGGTGAGGTTGATTTGTTTGGTCACATACCGCACTGTCAGCTACCATACTTTGGTAAGCCTGACTATGGCGAAGGGCGCGTAGAACTAAAGACGCAATGGGATCAAGCCGCTGACACAGATAGTCCTAGAGCAAACTCTTTGCCAAAGAAAATAAAAGCACCTCACATGATGCAGCTTGCAGGGTATTGGCACTTGTCAAAGATTGTTCCTAAAATTGTGTATGCAAATCGACTTGGCTATGTAATACTGGAGCCTACGATTGATGAGCTTCAGTTTGCTTTAGATAACATTGTGCAAGCCTGTAAACGTAGAGAAAAACTAATGCAGGTTGCAGATGATTTGCCAGAATTGTTATCGTTAACAGACCCACAGTTTGCCGAGAGTTTTGTATGGCGAGATCTCAACCCAGATATATTGATAAAAGCTAAACAACTATTTGGGAGTAAGAAATGAAAGAATTAATTAATGCAATGTCTGAGGTTAATAACCTCAACAGATCGCACGGCGTTACGCAACGTGGCGGTAAAAAATATACAGAAGTATTTGTACGTGTAGAAGCTTTTCGTAAAGCATTCGGTACTGACTTAGGTATCGATACAAGTATTGTTGTTGATGATGGGCAGCGTGTAGTTGTCCAAGCAAAGGTAATAGATAAGACCGGCGCTATCATTGGCTCAGGAATAGCTGAGGAGATCAGGGGCTCATCAAATGTTAATCGCACCTCTGCAATAGAGAACGGAGAAACAAGTGCAATCGGTAGGGCTCTAAGTTCATTAGGTTTACATGGTGGCAGCTACGCATCTAGTTTTGAGATAGATGTAGCGCAGCACAATGACCAAGTAATAACGCAACGAGAACAAGAGCAGCCAGTACAGCAACAAAACGTAGTTGATATACACAAGCAATGGCGAGACTACGTAAACGGCTGTAAGACAATGATTGATACAGCTACAAGCATGCGTGAACTTTACAGGGTAAACGATAGTTTGCCTGATGAAGCAATGGATACACTGAAGCATCAGTATCCAGATCTTTTTAAAGAATTAACTGAGTACTATGAAAACAAGGAGAAGCAAGTACAATGAGCAATTCACCCACATTTGGTAACAACAATTTTACCCTAGACGGTTTTATGGATCAGGGTAGACCGGTCAACATGAGGATTACTGGCTGGTTAAGCACACGCAAAGAGGACAATGATAACCCTCAAAAGCTTGCGGTTATGGAGCAGATTAAACAATTAGTATTAGATAATGATATATCTATCTATTGTTTATATGAAGTAAAGGTAGGCGATGACTACAAAAACTTTCCTAAGATAGGTAGGGCTCCGCTGTTTCCCAACAAACCTAAACAGGAAACGCAACAGTATGCACCTGCACCACAGCAGCAGTATGCTCCACCGCCAATGCCGCAACAGTCTTATGCGCCGCAATCAACTCCACCTTTACCACCGGTTCCACCTGGCTATGACAAACGATAATACAAACAGTAGAAAGTATAACCGGCCTAAATTGAAAGCGTATGCAGCAATGCGGCGTAGGCATAACAACGAACTGAAGCAGTTGCTTTTGAGTCATTGTCATATGACAATACCAGAAGCTAGTAACGCGCTTGGCATAGAAAAAAGAAGCTTACGGAAAATGGCGTATGACTTTGGTGTTGGTTTCCAGAGAACAAAAAGCAAGGGATTAACAAGAGTAAACAAAAAACCTGTTAAGTATAAAAACTACAAAACAGATGTTTCGTTATCTACTGCACCCTGGGAACACACGTACAATACGTGCAGTAACTAATTGGTGAGGCAGGGTCTACAGGTATAGATCGGCTAGACTGGGATAGAATGCCGCCCTGCCCCACGACAACTAATAATAAAATAAAAAGTATATCAATAGGAGAACTTACGAATGAAAGAAATAATTGAGGCACTGAAACACATTACAGCTAGAGATCTTTTCGATATGTTTGTGTTTGTTATCTGGACTATTGTAATCCTGTACTGGGTTGCAATGCCATTCATATAGGTGGTGGCATGGAGTTCTTTACCATTCTTACTATCGTGTACGTCATAGGCGGTCAGCCGTTAGAAGCAAAGATATTGTTTGCCAGTGAGGATGATTGCTGGAGCGTATTGCTAGACACTGACACAATCTATGACCGAATAAATGCGGAGTCTGGTTTTTGTGAAGTGTCACACATACCATCTAAAATTGTAAAACCAAAACCTAGACCTTGGTAAAGTTTTCTTTGTAAACAAAAACTTATAAATTTTTTTTACGCAACCAGGCAAATTTCACGAATCATGTGATATAAGTAAATTACAAAATAAAAAAAGAGGACTTAATATGTTTCATTTAAATTGTAATTTAGGTTATGCTCAACGCTTTATAAAAAAGCATCACCGGCACAGTAAACCACTGAAGCGTCATATGTTTAGTATCGCTGTTTGTGAGACTGAAGACGTTTGGCAAGGCACTCTTGGCGTTGTAACAGTAGATCGATGCAGTAGTGCTTGGTCTAAGCATCACGAAATGGTTGAGATACGTAGGTTATGCGTTATTGATGGCGCACCTAAAAACACTGCTAGCTTTTTACTAAGCAAAGCAAGAGAAGCTTGTTTTGCAATGGGCTACCTTATTGTCGTTACATACACTAAACCTTATGAAAGTGGCTCGTCACTTCGCGCAGTTGGTTTTCAATTAAGTAAAGCTACTTGGGTTCCAAGCAAACCCTATCACCCAAAAGGTTTAGTAAGGTGGGTGTCTTACAGAAACCATCGTCCAGATGTTGATGACATTGAGTTTACAAACGAAACACTTGCTAAGATGCAAAACGAAATAAACAACAAACCAAATGTTTATGTGTTACGAAAAGCTAGTTAATTTATTTGCCAACTTTTTTCATAGCTGACTTGTGCGATGCAGTAAAAGTTTTACCTTGCAACATTAGTTTCTTCATATGATCCATGTGATCTTTTGTATGATGAACAGAATGTTTGTCTAAAGTTTTTTTCTGTCTACTAGTCAGCATGCTTTTCTTTTTCATGTTATAGCCTCACGGATCTTGAATCTCACTAACAATATCAGCGTACCGGTTTATTAAAGAGTTAAGTCTTTTATACTCCGGATCTTTTTTTGTACGCTCGTCACGTATCTCATTGCGTGTGTTGATAGCGGTTCTAACTAACTTAGCCACCGGCAACGACAAACCAAAACGATCTTGCATTTGACCATCAGTTACGCGCTCACCAAACCTAGGGAACTTTTCATCAAAGTCATCATTAGCTTTGTCAAACCGCTGCATTAACCGATTCATTCTTTTGTCAGGCATTACTTACCGTAACCACCGTTCATCATAGATTTTTTCTTCTTAGGTTTTTTTCCGTACATTTCCTGTCCTTGCTGCTTGTTTACTTCCAATTGGCCCAGCAACTTTCGTTAGTGTGCCATATACATAATTGTCTTTTTGTTTACCTGTAAGACCTTTCTTCTTTGCCTGGTTCATCAGGCTACGCTCTAGCTTTTCTGATTTCATACACTACGTCCTTTTTGTTTTTGATGGTGACCACTTTGTGCGATTCGCCCAGTAAGCTCCAGACTTAGGACCACGAGCTATATTTTTTCTATGCCTGTCTTTAAAAGCTTCACGCTGCTCTGGTGTTTGATTTGTTTTAACACCTTCTTGCCCAAACTTAATATGCTTATACTTAGTTGCCCCACCCTCTTTGTAACGAGCAAGCACATGATGACTTTTATTTGTGCTATCGTTAAGTCTTTGCGGTTTGTTTACAGCCCTCAAGCCGTAACGGTTAAGCATAGATTTTACGTCTGGGCCTTTAGACATTTCTGTACTTTCTTACTTTTTCTGCAATTTTTTTAGGTTGAGGTACATGCTGCTTACCTGCCTTAGTGCCTTTTCTTTTTGCTCTGGTTGTTGCTGCATATTCAGCAGGGCTAAGAGCATCAATAGCCTTAGAAGGGAGATAGCGCTCGCCAGTTTCAGAACTAGGTTTACCACTTTTAGTTCGCCACTTCTGCTTACCCCAGTTCATCAATGATTTCTGTGGGGCTTTCATTTACCTACTTCTTTCATCGCTTTGTTATGTGCAGACTTAAAAGAACTTCCCTTGATCATAAGATTACGCATCATATCCATATGCTTTTTACTGTGATGTTCTTTGTGTTTCTTCATCTGCTTTTCTTGGCTAGAATTTAGCATGCTTTTTTTCTTCATGATTTGTAGCCTCCACCAGCAGCTTTATAACGCTTAGCTAAAAGCTGAGCTTTTCGGGCTGACCATTTCCCAGAAGGAGTACCCTGCACGTTGCTGTTGAGAATAGATCTAAACTGACGTTTACGCATGCCAGGCTTTGTATAGTTACCTGATTTGTTGACCGTGCTTTTAGACATACTGAACCACCTAACCTATTAACTCAAAATGTGGGCCATCAATAAACGGACGCTTACCTTGTGACCTACGCAAATCAATATAAGCATTCATTGCTTCTTCCATTGTACCTTCCCACTTTCGTATGTCCATCGGATAGGGCGCTTGTGGTGTAGCCCATGCGGCTCCCCAACAAATTGGAATACCAAGTGTAACCGCTGCTTCTTTAATAGCGTCAGCTAAATCATCATACAAATTTAATTCCCAAGAAGCTCTACCATTTACATAAGCCATAATGTCAAAAGCTTTACCTTCAAGATGCTTTGACTTCATGGTTTGTGATGCGCCCTTGGCAACTAATTCTTCTTGTTGTTTTCGGGTTCGAAGTCCTTGCACCACTCCAAAATCGGTTTTTGTAAGCGTGATTGCCATTTTCACAACTTCTTGTAATCCTTCATCAATACCCTCTAGTCTATCAAGACTACGCCTACTTAACTTAAAACTCATCTCTTACCTCCAAAAAATTTCGTTGCTGACCTTACACCAAAGCTTGCAGCCACAATAACACCAAGCGTATATTGATACCAATCAGGCATACTCTCAAGTGCTGTAAATCCATCTGACACTATATCTCTGCCCCACTCACCACAAAAGCTAAGTACAAGCGGTATGGAAAAAAGTCCTACTAGCCACTCGTCTTTAAAACTGCTTTGTGAACCCTCTGCCATAATCCGCTCCCAATCAGCAACGCTAGTCTTCTCTGACAGAAGTATCTTTGCTTTCGCTTCAGCCTCAGTTAGCTTAAGCTTTGCCTCCGCTGCTTGCTTGGTTGTTTTTGCATCGAGCCAGCTACTAGCAAGACCTGCTACTGGCCCAAGGATTTGCCCTATCATTTGCTGGCCTCCTTACCCATCCAGATACCAAAGCAACCTGTTAACGCTCCCATACACACGCTAACCAATCCGCTTTGCTGGACACTTGGATCAGGCAAAGCCATATACCAATGAACAGATTGATAAGTTAAAATTGTAACAGCTAACATCATCAATCGCGGAACAATCTTCCAATCATCTATAAAAGTTTTAGCCATCTAAAAACCTTTCAGCTATTCTTCTATCGCTTGTAATAATAACAACTTTATCATCATCTGTATATACAACAAACCTATTTCGCTTAACTTCAACAAGCCTCACTTAATCCAATCTCTAAGGTCTATCCAATCCATGTAATGGAGATACCCCACACAGCCTATAAAAGTCGTTAACAATAGCAAAGCGATTGCTATTAAGGTGAGTGCAAAATCAGCCCTTTCTTGCGCCTCACGCCTCGCCTGAGCTTCTGCTTCGCGCTTCTCTTGCAAAACCTCTTT